TCACTTTGATGTATGGTTGTATTTATGCCTTTTTGCAAGCCGTCCTTTGGGAGTAAGGTCAAGTTCTGAGGCGGCTTTTATCAATCGGGCAAGCAATTCAGGTGAAATCTTCAATGGTGCTTTATCTATCTGAATTGTTGTCTTATAACGGATGCAGTGCTCTTCTGTTTCATCCGTAAAGGTAGTAATGGCATTGGGTACGATTGGTATTCTGATAGTGGTCATTGTGTTTTTAAATAAAATGTCTTTCTAATATGATTAATCTGTCTTCTTTGTTTGCGATAACCCTGTGTCTGTATCCATACGCCAATATGGACTTTATTATCTCTGATGTTATTCTTCAAGGCTAATTCACGTAAATCCTGATAAGTGTATATTGTTGGCATAGATGGGATAAATATAAAAAATGAAAAGTGGCAAGCGACGGAGTAGACGCCGAATACCCCGTTTTTTTGCCACTATCCTACAAAATGAAAAAGTCGCTCTAAATACAATGCTTATAGAGGACTACCATTAAATCTATTTAGCTGAATTTTATCTATGGAAGATTGAAAGGTGAAAGATTATAATTCCTGAGAATGAGCATAATTAGGAGATATGAGCTATTCAGGAACATGTATATTTTTCTTTCTTGTGTACTACAAATTTACAAATAAGAAATCAGGTAAAAAAACGAACGGTGCATATTCTTGAAACATTGCCACTATGTTGATGCCACTTTCTGTAGTGGTCGTGACTACTTCCACCCCTATGAAATTATACATTTATGCGCACGATAAAGTACGGGTACTTATATAGAGATACCCCTCCCCATCATTGCTAAAGCTGAAATATATATAGAGCTATTTCTCATAGGTTTATGAACTGAAAAGTTACAAGAAAGAGCGTGTAGAGTTAGTTATAAGCACGAATTCACAGTAACCTCTAACACCGCCCTAGGGTATTTGAAGAAAAATGAAAATATTCATTGCTTCATCCTATCAATTTATAAACCATTTAAAATTAATTCATTATGAGAAATTTAGTTATTGGCAATTTGCCACAGAGCAGAAGAAGTTTAAATTTAGGTGAGTATGCAGAAGACGCTACTTTAGTAATGGAAGAACAACCCACAAAGGAAAAGAGACCGTTATTCATAGAAGCCAATACTATGGAAGCTACTTTGGATCATCTAAAGAGTGACTGCATTATCCCTGTATTCGCAAAAGATAATGAGGCTACCTTATCACATGTGGCTTTCATTGAAACTGTGCAAGATGCTGCAAGGACATTCTTTCAAGGTGAACAAATAGAATTGCCTGATATTCGTGTCTCTCATGTTATTAAAGGCAGAATACCCGAAGCAATTCATAAGCCTGCCAATCAATTACTGGAAAGTGATAAGACTATCTATTACGAAAGGTGTGCTTTTGTGATTGAAATACCTACTATCTATGAGACAGTAAACGGTAACAGGTTGACTCTTACTATTGGTGGAGTTCGTGCGTACAATCATACGAACTTATACAGTAAGAAAACAGCAGAACGATTTAAAGTATTCATAGGCTTTACCTGTAAGGTGTGTACGAACTTATGTGTATCAACTGACGGGTATCTTTCATGTTTGGAAGTCACTAATACAAATGAGTTATATCGTGCCGTTTTGGAATTGTTCAATCGTTATGATCCAGCCAAGCACATACATTTGATGCAGACTTTAGACAATACTTACTTAACGGAACATCAATTTTGCCAATTACTTGGAAGAATGAGACTTTATCAATCATTACCACAGAGCCAACAGAAAGCCATACCAAGAATGTTACTAACTGACAGTCAGATTAATAATGTGGCAAAGTCTTATATTCAAGATGAGAACTTTAGCAGCTTGGGAAGTGACTTATCAATGTGGAAATTCTACAATTTACTGACAGGTGCAAATAAGAACAGCTATATAGACAGTTTCTTGGATAGAGCTTATAATGCTACTGAGATGGCAATAGGCATAAATGCCGCTCTGCATGGAGACGATAAATATAGATGGTTTATTGATTGATTGAAACGGGGAATATTCTGAAATACGGGTATCCCCTTTTTATTAACTACTTAAAATTGAAAATCATGTTTTATAAGAAACTATTCATTTGGCTATTTGGGCTGATAATCGCATTGTTCACTGGTTGTCTACCGCTTATTTTGATAATTCTATGTATTCCAAGCTTTATAAAGCAAGAAGCAGAAAAGCCACCTGTAAAGTGGATGAATAACAGTAGACCAGTGAAAAGGAGATATGAACGGTATGAGAATGAAATCAAAAAATGAATGTGTTCAAATAAGTCTGCATAGGTGGTTTGAACACGCTTCTTTCTGTTATCAATTTAATCTTTGAATAATATGAAAACAAAAGCAGTGATATATGCCCGTGTCAGTTCGTCAAATGACAGACAGGACACAACAAGGCAAATAGAGGATTTAAGGAAGTATGCCGTTTCTCAGAATATAGAAATCGTGAACGTATTCCAGGAACATATAAGCGGTGCAAAGAAGAATGAGGAAAGGCAAGTTCTTACAGATTGCTTGAATTATTGCACTATTCATTCAGTCAACTATCTGTTATTATCAGAGCTTTCGAGACTTGGAAGAAGTACATTGCAGGTTCTTCGCTCTTTAGAAGTACTGCATGAGGCAAAGGTAACTGTTTATATACAGAACTTGGGACTTTACACATTACAAGCTGATGGCAAGGTCAATCCCATTGTTTCAGTATTGACTACTATGTTGGCAGAAATGGGAAACATAGAACGGTCAAACATACAATACCGCTTAAATAGTGGAAGGGCTAACTATATCGCCAAAGGTGGAAAGCTGGGAAGAAAGAAAGGCAGTATGAAGACAGAAGAAAAGAAATTGGAAGAATACAGAGATACCATAACTTTACTAAAGAAAGGCTATTCAATCAGAAACATAGCCAAACTACAAGGTATTGGTATTTCTACAGTTCAGAGAATTAAGAATCAATTTATCAGAACATGAACTTTTAATAAACAATAGTTCTTGCCATTATAAACACTTTTCGTAACTTTGCAGCAATTTCAGAGGTCTAATGAGTTAGCACTGAAAGGACTTATTAGTTAACGAAGAGCGTTTGATATATTACTTTGTACTGGAATCTCGACAATTCTTTTACCCAAAGTAATAGGCAAGAGCGCTCACGTCAATGTTATATACTCATCTTTACAGGTGAATTATATATCGTTTGGCGTGGGCTATTGTTTATTATTGGGTAAGGGCAGTCGAGAGCCTCAGTACAGTAATAACAATAGTTCCCACGCTTCTTTTTTTGTATAACAGTCAGTAGGGAACACTGACTATAATACATACAAGTCAAGAAACAGATATTCTATTCTCTAATGTAGCAAACTATTAAAACAGTGTGCAGCTATCGCTGTGTTCCTCACACTTATTCAGAACTTACTTATTAACAGCATCTATAGGGAACATAGAGGCATAAACTATTTATAAAGATGAAAACATTAAGATTTATTGGAATGGCAGTAATTGCCGTAATTATGAGTGTGAATTTTATGGCTTGCAGTGACGATGATGATGAAGATGATAAGCAGTCTAATACTATTATAGGTACATGGGAGGTAACAGGTGATACCTCTGATGAAGAATACAATGACATTGGTGATATCTATACATTCTATTCAGATGGAACAGGTTTACTTGAATGGGTAGATAACAGTGGGAAAGATTCTTCAACAATAACATATAAAATCAATTCAGACAATACAATCATATATATTGATTATGAAGACGGAGATGGTTTTGAAGAAATGCGCATGAGTATTACCGATAATGCTTTAATGAAATGGACTTATACAGATGAAGAAGATGGAAAGGACTACACAATGACATTGAAGCGCGTTAAGTAATATTTGTATGACATCATAATAAGGACAGCATTTGAAGCAATTCATTTGCTGTTTTTTTATTATCATTGCAAATAAAAAAGCAATGATGCAACCAATAGAAAAGTTTTCTTTCCAATATAATGTAGAGGAATATAAACTACTTGAATATGTATATCCTGTAGCTCAAGAATATGCACCAGACTTTGATTATAACGAGAATACAGGTGAATCTTTCATGGCAGTTTCGCAAGTTCCAGATATTTTTAAAGGAAGGTATAACGCACGTAAGTTGCGACATAAATTCACAGTAGAGGAATACATGCAGGATAAAGAACTGCAAGGCTATCTGAAAGCATTGGAATTGGATAGTGAGAAGTTCTGGTATCTGTTGCTCTTTTGCTATGACTATAGTTGGGGAATTTGCATGAAAGGGATTGAAATAAACAAATTTCCTGTTGAGTACATAAGAGACCTTGTAGACGCAATCTATAGCAATTATGCAGGCAGTGGTATGCTTGGAGCTATTTTCAATGAACCAATAAGTATAACCTTGAAAGTGGGCAGAAAAAACATCGTGATTGATAACAATAATGCTATAGCCTGCATAGCTAAATTCTGCGATGACGGATTAGAAAATAATGACTTGACTAATTTGCCTAACGGGCATTTCGTAGATATAACTCGTAAGAGTTCAGATTCCGTTTCCGTATTGGCTTACTATTTCTCCAAGATGATAATTTCCGCTTTTAACCACCAAGAGCAGGTGAAGGAGAAAAGAAAGAAGGGGGCAAACCTTTCAGATAAGGAGAAAATGGTTATTGCACATCTATTATACCTTACTGACATCATAAGCAATGAAAGTGTGAGGGAAAGCGATGAATATCTAAAGGCTATCTTAAAGCGGTATAAAGATATAAAGATAAGAAGGCTGAACTCATTCTATTTTTAAAGAGAATTTTTTCGTGCTAGGTGTGATCCTGCCTGCCTATTTCTATTGGACTTTACTCAAGAAATAGGTAGGCAGGATTTTTTTGTCTGATTTTGGGCTATAACATGAAAAACAGAGATTAAGTGGTGCTTTTAGTAGGGGAACAGAAAATGCGTATTTTTTTGTTTCTTTTAGTTTTTCGATTAAAGGGTAATCTTTGTAGCACAAAATTAACAGGTGCGCCAGATACCAAAACAAGTCCGCAGGGCAGCGGCAAAATTAAATGGAAAGAAATATAGTAAAGACATTAACCTCAGTAATGAAGGAAGGTAAGAAGATTGCATGTTTAAGCGGTAATCGTAATTTGGATGAAAAGATTGTGAAGGCTAAGATGAAGTCACTTGGAGAATGTGGGCATTTAGTGCCTGCCATTGTGGTAGACGCTACTGATGCTATAAATCAAGGGCTGGAAGTCGTTGATTTTACTACAGGCAATGTTGTAAGAAAGGAAGAAGCTATGAATTATTTGGTACTGTTGGATGCCAATCATCGCTATGAAGCACACTGTAGACTTTTGGCGGATAATGAGAAACGGGATGAACAAGACCGTTATAAAGGTGAATTTAAGTTATTGTATGCTTTGAATACGGAACTGCCAATAGCTAAAATGCTGTCAGCAATCAATATAGATACTAATCCGTGGAATAACGGGGATTATGCAAAAGGGGCAAGAATGAGGAACCCGAACGAAGAACTGCCCTTGTTGGATGCTGTGAATGATTTAGTAAATAAGAGATTTTCTTTGACGGCAGCATCGAAATGGCTGACCTTTAAGGCAAATCTTGATAAAAAGGTTATGAGTTGCGCTATGAACGGTATAATTCTCCCAGAGTTAAGGAATATCACTGGTTTGGAAAGAGGGAAGAGATTAATAGAAGTTGCAAAAGAACATTTCACGGAAAAAACCATAAAGAGCAGAATTTTAATCGACTGGATAATATATAAATATGACAATACTGGCGATGACGGAAAATCTGATTTCACAGACAAAATGGAGAGGTTCCTCAGAAATATCAGCAACGAAGATGCAGACTATATCGAAAAAGCTAAGGGTAAAACTGGAGGAGATACAAGAGAAAGTATTATCAATCAGAAATTAACTGAATTATGGGGTAATTTTGAAGGATAACCCTTTGAGAAAAAGCCAGTGGGTAGTGCCTGCTGGCTTTCCCAACAAAAGTAATAACCTGTAAATGATATATATTATGATTAAAGAGAGTAAAGGCAATATGTATGAGTTCGTGACACACACATGGAACCCTATTAAGGGTAAATGTCTTCATGGTTGCACCTATTGTTATATGAAAAAAATGTGTTCACGTCTAAATGCTCCAAGATTGGATGCGGCTGAATTAACCAGCTATCTTGAATGCTCGAACTTTATTTTTGTAGGAAGCAGTATTGATATGTGGGCAGAAGATATACCTAGCGACTGGATTAGAATAGTTTTGGACTGTTGTAATAAGGCTGCCAACAAATATCTGTTTCAAAGCAAAAATCCTTCCAGAATATTAGAGTTCATAACTCATCCAGTATTCCATCGTTCAGTAGCTTGTACAACTATAGAAACCAATAGGTCTTATCCAGATGTGATGTGCAACTCGCCAGTAATCGAAGAAAGGGTAAGGGCTATGGAAAAGATTGCAGATTTGGGTATAGAAACCTATGTTACTTTAGAGCCGTTGATGCAATTTGATTTAGATGAGTTGGTAGGATATATAAAACGGTGTAAGCCCAAGCAGGTCAATCTAGGAAGAAATACCAATAGAAAGATAGAAATACCAGAGCCAACAGCAGACGAAGTGAAAGCACTTGTAGCGGAACTAGGAAAGTTCGCAAAGGTGGAAATAAAGAAAAATGCAAGAATATGGTTTAAGTGAATAACATAACGAGAACAGAAAAGAGGCTATCTCAAATATTTTTTTGAGTTCAGCCTCTTTTTTAGTTAAGAAAGAAGCAGCCACCTAGAGAAGCATAAAAATACTACTTGCAAATTCAAAACAAACAATTATCTTTGCAAAGTTCAAACGAGGCTATAAGTACGGAGCAGAGGAACATCCTACATAACATCCTGATAATCAGCATAGGAATCAAAAGTAAAACTTTTCTGCATACCACACAAGAAAACGCACATTTTATTAACATTTGGTCACAGGGAGAGGATAAAAAAAGTATATCTGTTATAACACTACTTATCAATAAGTTAGTCCATTTATTACATTTTTTAGCAAAAATAATATGGCTTTTATTTGTTTGTTCCATAAAAAGCCGTACCTTTGCACCCGTTAAACATCGCGGAGTGGAGCAGTTGGTAGCTCGTTGGGCTCATAACCCAAAGGTCATTCGTTCGAGTCGGATCTCCGCAACTATAATGAGGATAATTAGCTATATTTCAGCTTTTTATCCTCATTTCAATTAAAGAGGTCGGACAAATGTCGGACAAACGAAATAGCTGAAGTTTAATCATACGTTTTCGTATTCGAAAAACGTATAAAAAAATGTCTCTATCCAAAACTCGAAAAGGCTCCACAATAAATAATATAGTGGATTACACCCTCCCCAAACTACACACCGGTAAAAATTGGTATGTCGACTTTACTTGTTTTGATCCCGCAGATGGAAAGATGCGGCGAAAAAAATACATGCTGGATTCTATCGCTAAAATTTCAGACCGAAAAAAAAGAGCCGCTGAAATCATCGCTAATGCCACATCACGCCTACGAAGCGGATGGAATCCATGGATTGAAGCATCAACAGAACGTCAATATGCCAAATTCTCAGAAGTTACCTCTTTATACATAAGGTATATCGAGAAACTCACAAGTAACAACACGCTGAAAAAGAAAACAGCCTACGACTATCAATCGAGAATGAACATGTTGCTCGAATACAACTCTACCAGAAGCAACCCTATCACCTACATATACCAGTTCGACCAATGTTATATCAGTGATTTTTTAGACTATATATTATTAGATCGGGACTCAACAGCCAGAACCAGAAACAATTATCGTACATGGCTGTCCGCATTCTGCACCTGGCTACAAGAAAAGAAATACATAGATCACAATCCAACGGAACGAATAAAGGCATTAGTAGAAGGAGAGAAACGCCGTTCCGCTTTAACCGCACCTGATTTAACAAGATTAAAAGAATATCTCGGTGAAACGAATCGGCATTTCTTACTTGCCTGTATGATGGAGTATTATACTTTTATCCGGCCGGACGAATTAAGCAATGTTCGCCTAAGCGACATAAACATTAAGGAGCAAAAGGTATTTATATCTTCAACCATCAGTAAGAACCGACGTGATGGCATGGTTGGCCTCAATGATACCGTCATAAAAATGATGATAGAACTTGAAGTTTTTGAAAACCCATCGCATTTTTACTTATTCGGAAAGCAGTTCAAACCCAATGCCATCAAAGCGGATTCCCGCATATTCAGAGAATATTTTAATAAAGTACGTGCATTTTTAAAGTGGCCAAACAACTATCAATTTTATAGCTTAAAAGATACCGGCATTCGCGATTTGGCTAACTCTGAAGGCATAGTCGTTGCACGCGATCAAGCAAGACACAGCGATGTTGCTACAACAAACAGGTATTTAAAAGGAGATTCTTTAGCCGTACACGAGGAAACAAAACATTTTAAAGGCGGATTATAAAGAAAGCCCCTATCCTCACGGACAAGAGCCTCCAAAAAAAATGTAAAAAAAATGTTTCGTTTATATTTTATGCCTTCTCGTACAGCACCCAATATGGCTGTCCTGCCAAATATTCCACACGATAGCCAGCATCACTGAGTTGTTTGGCCAATTCCGCCGGACGGACAGCAATGATATTGGATATATCGTACACCAATTCCGCAGAAGTCTTGTAACACTTCTGCGAAGTAGTACCAATAGGCGAATAGTTATGGCCGATAAATTCGGCTATAGCTTTCTTCCGTTCAGCTTGTTGCTTCTCCAATTCGTCTTGTTTGTCCGGTTCTCCGTTGTCCTGGTAAGAACGGAATCCTATCTTCTTGCTCATTGTTCACCGCCTTTCCTTTTGAGTTCATAATACTTACCGCCTTTTTCTATATCCATGCCCAGTCTTGGATAGCGTTGGATGAAAACAAACAGGCTTCCTTGCAGGTAGCCTTTCTCATAAGTGAGTTGCTGGATTTCCTTGTAATATTGCATATTCTGTTGTTCCAGGAATGCGATATATTCGTCTTTGGTCATACCTCACCCCCTTTCTCATTAAAGGTGATATTGACTGTCCCACCATTGACATAGATGGAAATGGATTTCTCACTTTGTGTTGCACGGATTTGTTTACGTCCGGCGCACAATTCAATGCCCAGCTGGGCAAATACTTGCTGGAGCTTCTCCGCGGATACATAGCGTTCGCGGACACTTTGAGTTTTTTTTGTCATAATGAAGAGCATTTAAAATAAAACAATATATTATTAAAAACGGGAAAGGGAACTTTCTCTCAAAAATGGAAAACTTATAAACAAAGAAAGTTCCGCTTTCCCGTTGCTCTTCACCTTGACAAGGCAGTGGGTGCATTAACACTCCACACGGGGGTCGGAACTATATGATACCATTGGACATAAAAAATGCCAACGGCAAAAGTTGGCGAACAGTCTCGCCTTGTCAAAATGAAGAGCACTGCAAAGATGCAGGTTTATTTTGAAATAGCAAAAGAAAAGCGGAGATTTTTTATTTCTCCGCTTCAACTTCAATTATTGCAAAAAACAATGCTGTTATGTATTTTATAGATGATGATATTTCTGTTATAATCAAAGAAGTTATGTCTTTTTCTTAAAGACATAACCCGGGTTAGAAAACAGCTCGTAGCCATTCCCATAGCTTTATTAGTCGGTCTTTTGTCAGGGTTCTTATTATAAAAAGAGTAGCACACCTTACAAAAAGATGCGCTACTCATGCCTTTAAAATCGCGATGTTTGACTGATGAAGAGTTAAAGGCACTATATGTAAGTCATGTAAAACAACTGGCATCATTAGATGCCACAAAAATATAAAATTGAAATTAATATCCCAAAGAAAGCCTGTTTTTCTCCACCCCAATTCACGATAAATACATAAAAAAACGAAATACATAAACTTTTCTTTATGGAATTTGCACATAAATAAAACTTTATGTATATTTGCATTGTCATTAAAACGAAGAGATATGGAAAAAGAAACCAAAATGCAACTGGTTGCAAAACTTACCCAGTTAAAATTGTTATCTAAAATGTATGAACACACTTTCAAGAATGCAGGGAACCAAATGAGTACACAGAAAATGAATGAGCTCCTGGATGCCAAGCTTGAAACAGACAAACAGATAGCACTTTTGGAAAAAGTTCTGAATGAATTGGAAAAATGAAGTTAAACAAGCTCCCCGCATGGGGAGCATAAAACAATACGATTATGGCACTTAAAGATGATTTAAAGAAATTGCATGAAATCGCTCACTCCGGTACACCGGATGCCATGGAGAAATATGTTGCGCTCTCTGACGAAATAACCAGCAAGTACACGGACCAGAAAGATGTCGATGCAATAGCCGATTTTTTAATCAATGGCTACAAGGAAATTGCATCAGAGGCGGAAGAACAGATCAACTATGTTACATTAAAACAGCAAATAGCCCCTTATACAGAAATTATTCCGTTAGGCTACATTGCTAAAAAATATTTCGGTAAAAGTACCGCATGGCTCAGCCAGCGTATCAACGGAAGTAAAGTAAGAGGCAAAGTTTATACACTTAGCAAAAAAGACCTGGAAACATTTAATTTTGCTCTTCAGGACATCAGCAAACAATTAGGTTCACTCTCCATATCTTGAGAGACGTTTTATTGACACTTATCCCCGTAGTATGAACCGCTACGGGGATTTTTTATTCTACCCTGTAAAAAGTCCCCTTCAGCACCCTGTTCAACCCATCTGCATCTATTTCCGCCTCAATCTTCTCGCACAAATACTGCTTATTGGCAATAAGAAATACCTTGTTAACATCCGGCAAACGGTTAGCCTGGAAATTGATAGTATAGGGAACATTAGAATGAAACATCTTCAGAACAGAAAGCCGATGACCTACGCTGTCCGGACAAACATCATTCAGACTGAGCGAATACGGAAGAAAATCAGTGAGCTGCGCAGCAGTTTTCTGCTGGTAGTCGGTAAACGGATAAGCATGACTGTAAGGTTTGGTTTGTCCGTGAGAGGTCACGTTCTGCCGATTGAACTTTCCGGTGTTGAAAGCTATCTCCATACGGTCATTCTTTTGTTGCTTCTCCGGTAACTCAACATCACCGCTGATTGCTTCCTGAATATTGAATGCTTCTCCCTGGGGACTGATTATCCAATCCGGATTATAATTTTCACGGTAATAGCTGATTAAGGGAATATTCAAAACTAAGCTGGTGTCAGTTCTCACCACATCGAAATTATGTTCCAGTCGTTTCCATGTACCACGATCATATTGTACAATCTTGGCAGGGACTATCTTCAGCTCGGCATCCGTATCGTAAGACTCCGGGTCACGGATGAGGTCGGCATAAAGATTGACTTCACGCAGTGTGTCTGTCTCATTCTCATTGTAGTTGATGTAGTAACGTTTACCTACGACAAATATCACTCTTTTCCGTTCTTCCTTATCCATACTGTCATAGGCTTTTTTCATATCCTGGTAGTTGGCATATTCCGTTTTTTTAGCTGCCTTCAGCAGATACCGATCCAGTCGGAAGTAGCCGTCATCGGAAGTGGAAGGAAGATCATAACCGACATTGCCGGAGGTTACATCCTTGTCGCTCTTCTCCTCGTCTATCTCGACAGCATATTCACGCAACAATGCAGCGTGATCAATGATTTCCTTATCAGGATTGGAGAAGTAATTATTCAGTTCGACAAAGCGTACTACTTTGGCATGTTCGTCTACAACGGTAATGACACCCAGAAATTTCTCCAATTCATCAAAGAACTCGGAAACCGTCCAGTGTGGCAATGCTGTTTCAATGCGAAACGAGTTTACCGCACTGCATATATAGATATTCCGCAAGAAGCTGTTATCAAAGAAAGCGGTATCAAAGGTGTATCCGAAATATTCAACCAGTTTTTTGATGACCGTAAGTAGGTAGGGCTGGAAACTTCCTACAAACATGTTAGAGCCGGGATTAAAGTTGGTTGTTCCCTCTTCATACGTAACTCTATTAACCAAATTCTCCTCTTTTGTTTCTTGATAAAATACCGGGAGAAAAACCCCATCCACTTCATCTACCGAGCCGTAGGCTGCCTTCATTTCTGATTCCGGTAAGAAGAATTGAAAGATTCCCGGCTGCGGAGGCATATAAGGACCTCCCAGCTCTAACTCATCAATATAGATATCATCATTCGTAAGAAGATTAAACTCCGCATTACCAGATACCAGCTGCACTTTAACCAATGTGTCCTCTACCGACAATAAAACTGCGCTGCCATAAAGCAGGCACCTGGCATCCACAATGAGCATGGCGGAAAGTATGGTCTTTTTCTTTGTTACATCCATCCGGTTAATATGTCCGAATATGGCATGATTAGCCGGCATAGGAAGTTCTATATCCAACGAATAATTGGAACTACGGGTAAAATATGGATTCTCGGAAGTGAATGTAAAGTTGAACCCTTCAGGAAGGGCAGCCAACTGTCCGTTAATGTATAATTCGGTCATTGCTTGTTACGTGATTTGTTATTCTCTAATTTTTTATATTCTCGTTGTGCTTGGTTAATCCCCCGTTTACCGGTAACATAAGTCTCCGCCACTAACGGATCATCCAAGCGACTTTTAAGTTTGCGGAGCACACGGGTACATTCTACCAGCATCGCCACCATAGCCGGATCATTAGTGGTTGTTGTGGCACTTGCTCCGGGCGCCTTAGCCGGAACGGTATGCGTACTCTTGCCGGATCCTGCCACAGCTGCGATATCTTCAGCCGTCAAATTGCCAACATTACCTGTACGTTGTGCCACATCAATAACATCAAAAATCGGCCGTAAATTCGGATTGGCCACAGCAAAACGATTGGCTACAAATTCATTGGAATGAACAATACCCTGAGGTTGATCCCAGGCTCCATGTCCCGTGTAACCTCCGGTGTAAAAATTGCCAACCACGCCTTTAACCACTGCAAAAGATGCCTTGATAGCCGCTATTTGCAAGGCCGCTTTTGCTGCACCAATAAATGATAAAGGGGCTGTTGCTGCCAGATTCTTAACCATTACTTCCAAACAGGAAATTTCAATGACACGCTCCAGGGCATCCAATGCCATCAGAATTGTTTCTTTCAAGAAGTCTTTTAATGACAACTCACCGGTAGCGATCATCTGACCGATGGTTTCACCAAAATCAGCAGCAATACTTTCTACTATGGATACATATTGTTTGTGCATCTCCATCGTTTTCTCATACTTTTCTTTTTCGGCATCTGTTTTTGCTTCGGCCTGCTCTTTATCTATTTCTGTCCGCTGTTCCTCTGTCAGTTGATAGTTATCAAGTAAATCCTGCCAGTAACGTTGTCTGATGTCATTAACCTCTTTTGCAAATTCTTCTTCTGAAGTGAGATTTTTATAATGGTTTGCTGTAGCTTCTTCCAGTTCGATACGTAATTGCTTCTGACGTATGGAAAGACGTTCTTTAGCTGTTTTATCTGCGGCTTTTTGCCGTTCCTTTTCAGCTTTTTCATCCAGCTTTTTACATTCTTCATTAAATTTAATCTGAGCCTCCAACATCTTTACCTGTAACTTTTCTCGTTCATGGGGTTCCAGTCCAACTATTTTTAGTTTTTCATCCAACGTCTTTTTCTCCAGGTCTATTTGCAAGGCAGTATATTCTTCATTGGTTTTAATCTCACCCTCTAAATACAGTTTTTGCAGATGGGTCATCTGCTGCATGTGTTTCGTCTCCAGATCCTCCAGTTCCTTACTCACGCGTTTCTTCCGTTCTTCTTCTGATTCGGTACCTCCATTACCGCCATTAGTAGCAGGGGACAAAGGATCTGGAGTAACAGTCTTGTACTTGTCGTTGATAGCGAGTAATTGGGCTGTATAGTCCTGCATCATCTGCTCGTAGTAACGCACATTGCCATCAAGACGTTTTTTCTGTGCCGCCCATGCTTTATACGCAGTGGGTGATACCCCGTTAGATGCAGCCAGTTCCTCAACAGACTTTCCCATATTAACAGGATCATTTATCTCCCATTCAAGATTCTTAAACTTCATGGCATCCGAACCGTTCTCGTGTACCCATTCGCTACGTTGGCTCAGCGCTTCCTGTAATTTAGTGTTTGCCATCTGTTGTTTAGCTGTTAGAAGAAGCTTCTCTACATAACCATCCAGCGCCTGAGCATTGTTGTTGATAAGCGTTCCCTCTTTAGTTAACGAGGCATGATATTCCGGAACAATGGACTGAATTTCTTCTAATGCAGCCTTTCGTTTTGCATATGGTTCTTTAGAATCCTCAAGTACCTTCCGCAAGGCATCCAGTTTATTCTTTTCTTCGCTGATGCTTTTTTCGGCCTCCCTATTCATATCCACTAACTCTTTTTGCCTACGTGCAGCAACAGAAGTGCGTTGGGCATAAATATACAGTCCGGTCGCTGCGGTTGCAACGACTGTGGCTATGGCAACAAAAGGATTTAATCCCAATACTGCCCATGCTGCCCGTATTGCTTTAGCTGCGGCAGAAAAACGAAAGGTTAAAGTCTCCATTGCTGCCCGAAAAACAAGCGTGCTTGCTGCCACTGTCCGAGTTATGATATTGTGAGAACGCATCTGCAAAATTAATCGAGTTATTGCCTTGTAGTCACCCGCCAGTGCATCATTCAAAGCAGTGGTAGCTATCCGGTATGCAGCTTGTATGGCGATTCCTCCCCGAAGGATTGCATTGTAAGTGGTATGATAAAGAGAGATTAGTTTTAGAGTGGCATAATAGGTTGCCAATGGGATAATGAAGGCTATTATCGTTGTGCCCCACTTTTGAAACCAATCAATCAGTCCAGGCAAAATTTTAATAACATTAGTCAGCATATTTGTACTCACCGCCAAAGCCGGATTCAACTTCTCACCCAAATCAATAGCCGCCAATTTCATTTTATTGCGCGCCTGTTCCAATTTTGCCTGTGCCGTATCACTGTTTATTGCTGCCTGTTCATACGCCACATTCGTACCGGTAACGGCAGCTGTGAAGTCCTTCACCATCTCCGTGTTCTGAAGGATTACGGATGCCGTGTTATAACCTTCTTCCCCGAACATCTTTTTAATGGCGCCTGCATCCATGTTCTTATTCTTCAGGTTCTCCAGTGCCTTATCCAAGCCAACGATTTTAGGATTGGTTTCATCCGCTCCGGTCTGAAGTACCAGGAAGAACTTTTTCAATCCCGTTCCGGCCACTTCATCTTTTATACCCCGATAGGCAAGCGTTTCAATCAAAGCAACTGTCTGTTCAATGGGAACATTAGCTGAAGCTGCTGCTGTACCTGCATTCCGGATTGCCTTTGCCTGGCTTGCGATATTGGCGGATCCGGCTTGAGAACCGGCAGCCAACACATTGGCAAAACGTCCTGCCTGGTCAGCAGCTTCGCCATATTGGTTGAGCGACAAAGTAAGCGAATCAACCGCCTCATTGAGGGTGATATCCTTAGCTGCCGCCTGTAACCGCATCGCTTCTTCTGTCACTTGCTTCAATGCCTCCTTATCTCCAAGCAGTTCCGGTTTGGCCGACCCCACCAGCATGAACGCATCCAGGATCTCAGCAGCCGACTGGCGGACACGTAACCCCTCTTTTGTCATGGTGGTGGAAAGCGTCTTAGCCTGTTCTGTCAGCCAGGCAATGTTATCATCATCAAGCCCGGTCAAGGCTTTTAGCCCGGCTTGTGACTCTTCTAACTTGTTGCGCTCATCTCTGATGGCACGCAAGGCAAGAGTAAAACCGGTCAGAAAACCGATCACCGAAAGGATTACACCCCCAAAGCGGTTAAACCAATCTACCATACTGCCGATACTGATCGTTGCTTTCTTGGTCTCGGTAGTGATACCTTTTATCTCCTGGCGATGCTGCTTGAGTATGCCCTGAAGATGCTTTATCTTCGCCATGGTGCGGTTGTATTCTTCGGAACCACGTGTCATTTCCTTAATGTCACGCTGGAGACGCTTCATTTCCAAATCAATGGAATTTATGTCATTCTTGATCTCTTTTCCGTCAATATAGAGATACACACCTCTCTTGACAGTTTTGTTATTTTTTGCCATAACGTTTCTCGATTGTTATTTTATCAAACTTCTGAAGTACTTTTTTGAGTGCCTGGTCTCCGTAATATTCTCCGGAGAGGTCGGCCAATGATTCTATATTTTCTACAATGGGCGGATCCAACCAAGGTAATGGAGTACGGCGGATAACCGCATAGTGTTCGTCAATTGTGCGCATACGCCTGATGCGGTATTCCGAAACACGCAATGAGCGAAGCTCCTGACGCTTCTTTTTGTCACTCCATGCCGAATGACCTTTCATAATGATACCATCTTTAACAATGTATCCACGTCCGGCACCGTATTCTCGATATGCTCCATAACGTTCAAAGCGAAAGCCAAGCCCTACATAAGCCGGTCCACCTTCACGATCATTTAGCAAACGTGCTTGTAGTCCTCTACGAAGTTTGCCTGAAGCATGAGTACGATGTAGGATATTTATAGATATTCCCCGAACTTTATGAGTCCAATTTTCCACCCCCTTATTATATTCAGCGGGACTCATTAACCTGTTTTCTTCAATGATAGCCATAAAAAAAGCCTTTAGTTTCAGGCACAAAACTAAAGGCTGAAAAGAGTGAAAAAAAGGACAAGAATTTAGCGAACAGAGAACTTGAAATCATTGATTCGGTTCAACCATCCTTTCCGGAAGACAAGCTGCGACGGATTCTTTTCACAGATTTCTTCAACAAACCGGATCCGGTCCGCCTTGACAGCTTCAAACAACTGGCGCTGGTTGGCCAGATTAATACTGGCAACCGTCTGAGGTCCTACAATGCCATCCACCTTAATTTGCAGGAGTTGCTGTACCCTTGTGATTCCAGGACGTCCGGAAGCCCATACCCAGTCCACACAAATGTTGGCAATGGACTGGTTATGTATAAAATCAGCCTGATAACGGTCCCAATAATACTTTTTGAAGATATTGAATGCATCTTCCGGAGTAATCAATCGTAGATCATCCGCATCAATATCGCCATCGCCGTCTTTGTCATAACCGCATGATTTCCATGTAGACAAAGTAATACCCATGTTGGTTTTACCACCTTTGTCATTTTTGTGATCACTCCATCCGCCTTCCCATTTGCGGATGATCTTGAATAAAACTTCTGCTTTTGCCATAATGTATAAATGAATGAAACATAGGCAAAAGTAACATGTAGCTTAGCCGGTACATAGGACATTCATTCTTAATAAATGGTCATCAAGTGTTTTAAAGTTACATTTCAGTTTTCTACAGATAGCAGCCTTTGAGTAACCATAATCAAGCATAGTCCGGATTATATTTTCTTTTCCGGTGAGTTTATAATGTGTATTCTTATCGCCCTTCTTCCGACCCAATTGCTGACCGCTTGCTTTACGCCGTGCCAGTCCTTCTTTAGTACGTTGTGAAATCAAATCACGCTCGATCTGAGCGGACAAACCAAAAGCGAAAGCAAGTACCTGGCTATTAATATTATTGCCAAGCTCGTATTTCTCCTTTACTGTCAACACAAAGGTTTCCTTTGTCATACAAAGATGAAGCATACTCATAATTCCCATAAGATTACGACCTAACCGGCTAATTTCAGAAAGTATAAGCGTATCACCCTTCTTCATTCTCTTTAAAAGTGGTCCCAACTTTCTGTCTTTAGCGGCCTTTGTGCCTGATACCGTCTCCGAAACCCATTTATCAATTACCAGCCTACGGTCATTAGCAAAATTTTGAATTTCAAACCGCTGATTTTCGACCGTTTGTTTATCGGTGCTGACACGAATATAAGCGTAAATCATTTTTGTCGGTGAAGTTAGTAAACTAATCCTGTACGGACAAATTACGCATCAATCGCCCCTTAAAAATACAAGGGTATGGAAAAGATAAAATTGTCAGAGGTTGCATTCACCAATGCTCCCTCATCAATTATTGGATTAACGGCCGATCAGAATGTAGCGCAGGTAACTGTAGATAGCTTGTCTAAGGTTGAATATACTGCTTTAACTTCAGGAACGGACAAAATGAGATATACACAATTAAGATACAGTACCAGTTCTGGGGCAGGAAGTAGGATTCTGCTATTTGTTCCTATTTCCGGTTTAACAGATAAAATAGATGCTGCCGGAGTCCTGGGAAGTTTGTATGTGTTAAGAGCAGGTGTAGGCTACAGTCCGATGATGGCCAAGGCCGATATCGTATTATTTCGTTCTGCTTCATACCTAATAAAAGACATGAATGTGACAGGTGGATGGGGAGGAGGAAATAATCTTGTAGACTTTAAATTAGGACATTGCCGTTATAATGGAGAACTATATCTTGCAATAAAATTTAATACAGAGTTCTCTATTACAACCTGTTTTCAAGGTTTTTACACTTCAGATTGTGTATTTCGTAACGTTATAGAAGAGGATGTAACCGACTGGACGGAATTGTAATGGTATAGAACGGAATTGCTCTAGATAATAGGGGCATAGTGCCCCTACTATTATTGTGTCACATCAATATATGTCGCTGCGTCAACTTCATCTTGATTAGCTACTGATAAAGGTACAATATCATAAGTAGGTATAATAGTATTCAGAATCTTTATATATATGGATGGCGTATGTTGTGTATGCTCTAATATGATTTTAAACGCTCCGGTACTTTCATCACTCCATACCTTAAATCGTAGAGTTGTCGGAGCATTTGCCCCACCGATCCGATTTAAAATGATAGTGGGGGCTTTCAAAACATCGACTGACCTGTTAATGGTCATATAGAATAAGGTCATTGGCCCGCCACCGTAAGCGGCAAGACTGATAAGTAAGGAGGTAGATATTGCTGTTGTTGAGGATGATCCTTCATACACAATTCTTGAGGTTGTGGTTGCGATCATCTTTTCCTTTCTTACATCACTGGCGGGTTTAAGACCATTTTTTTCTGTTGTAGCCACCGGAATTGTATTTATCAATTCGTTCACTACATCTGAATCCTTCAAATAAACTTTTTCCATACCATTGTATTTTTAAGGGGCGTCATTTCTATTATAAAAATCAGCCCAATTTAACATTTTGTTTTTAATCTCGTTTTGTAATTATAAATTTCTATAAAACTATTATTTATTTGAATATCTTTTAGTCTCTTTTCCATTTTCTGAAAAGATAAGTCCAAATGGTCCTAAATTATATTCAAGATAATTAGAGCCTACTACAGAATACCCATTAATGGATGAACCGGTAGTCTGAATCTCATCGATCATATTATTTCCTGAAAACCTCCTAAGAAACACCCGTGGATAATAGTTCGTTGTACCCATCCACTCCTCAGTCATAAAGGATATACGGCCAACTTCATTATTGTCCTGATTGAACATCTTTATACTATTGGTTTTAGGAGAGATTTCAATACGCGTACCATTCATTGAGGTTGACAACTCACCGATTATCTGTATATTTCCCTCTTCATCAATCTTAAAAGAACCATTCGGAGAGCGGATGTTCTTGAAAACACCTCCATTCACCTCCACTTTATTACCCTTGAACAAACCCGTGGCAAAATCCAAAAGCAGATTAGGTACAAAATTCCCCGTATTAAATTCCTCATAATTCGATGTCGGATTACCATCAGCGCCAACCCCCTGTTGCGAAAACATGTAATCTCCTGAAAAGATGGCACTCGCCAATTTAGCGAAGTTAGCCATCAGAATCTCCACAAAAATAGCTGTATAGTCTTCAACAAGCGTCCAAGTGGCGTTCGATCCATTTACGGCAACATCTTTCCGCGGAGAATTGATATTTGAGGGCATACCCTGTCCTACCCATGTCGTATTTCGATTCATTACATAATACTTCCCATCCAACACATAAGGAGTAACCGTATCTGTACAAATATAGGAAGTATATAGATTGTACTCTCCGGCCGGATACGGAATACGCCCACTCTTTCCGGGAGCACCCTTCTGTGCATACTTTACACTTCTTGTTACACTCGCTATCGGCATACAATTACATTCCTTTATTTATGACACAGTTTCAATATACACGCCTACATCCGTACCAGCCTGTTCACACATCGCATAGGTCACAGTAAATTTAGCCTGATTAGTAGCTTGCCCAAGGATAAGTCCTACACTATCAATGGCGGTAAAATTAAAGTTCATCTCCATTGCCTTAGTCGTAGAGCCTCTTTTCACAACCATAGGAGTATACACCACAGTATCGCCCTCTTCAACAATCGTCTCATCAGCCGGACTTGGATTAGGAATGATATCATAAGGGTCTGAAGCATCCATTACGCCTTGTATATCCGTACCGATTTCAGTTCCCCCTTGCGAGACAACACATTTGAAGCTGGAATAGCAATCTACCATATCACCTGTAACGGTCAATGTCTGTGCCGTTTTTCCTGAGAGTAAGGACCAGACACCGCCAACCAACTTATACCACTTGTAAGTCAGATTAGAGGTAACAGAAACACCCGCCTGATAAGTCATAGCCTTGAGTATACAGCTACCGCCTTTTTCTGTGATGGTATAATACTTATTATCTCCAGCGGCAATAGTAACAAAATAAGGAGAACCGGTAGCCCGACGAATAGGTATATTGTAGATAGCCTCTACTTTATCGGTGACATTACCATATACGACTATGGCTTCTCCCTTAATGCTGCAAGGAGCCGCGCCCGCAGC